GCTTATTTTATATTAATGTCCGAAAAAAGAAATATTCACGCCTTAATTGAAAAAGAAGCCCCTAGTTTAAATAATTTACTTGATCCAAACGATGTTAAAGCATTTAAAGAATTAACTACAGAATTAAGAGATACCTGGACTAAAAAACAAGTATTTAGAACAGAAACAGAAATGAGAATGTCTGTTTTACAGGATGCTAAATATCCAACAAAGGCTGCAAAATATTGGCAGTGTGTTAGAGAACAGAATGTTTTCTTAGAAAACTTAATGAGTCTATCTTTTGATTGTAGAAGAAATGAAGCAAAAATTAAATGGCTAGAGAAAAAAATTGATAAAGAAGAAGACGAATATAAATTAGAAAAATATAAAATAGATCTTGATGAAGCAAGATACGGTTTAGCTAACATGCAACTTGTTGCTAAAGATAGAATGAGAGAAATTAAATTATGGTCTACTTTAAAAAAAGAATTTAACGATGGTTCCTTTGATACTAAAGATGTTAATAGACACCAACTAGAATCTTATCATCAGATCATGAAAAATAAGGCAGAAACTTTAACATCTGGCTCTAGTCAACCTGAAGTATTTAATGTATTAGGTCAATTAAAAACAATAGAACGAGTAAAAAAATCAGGTGAAATGCTTTACAACAAGAAAGAGCAGTTAACAAGTGACCTCGGATCCAAACCAGAATAATTTTAGTTTTGTATTTTTAGGTCAATCAGTATTAAGATATCAAGTGCCTCTTGATGTATATAATACAATCAACCATATTTATGAAACAAAATATCCTGAACTAAAACCTGCGAATAAACAACTTGTAGGTAAGATAGAAAAAGAACATAGTTTATTTTTTGACGGTCCACCAAATAATAAGATGACCAAACACAATTATTTACCACAAAATGTATTACAATGGTTTGAAGCTAAATTTAACCAGTATTTAATTTGGAATAAAATAAAAACATATAACCTACATTTAAATTCAATTTGGGTTAATCAAATGTTTGAACATGAATACAATCCAGTGCACGTGCATCAAGGAGGATTGTTTACAGGTTTATCTAGTGTAATGATTTTAAAATTACCAGAGTCGTTTGGTGTAGAATATTCTGCAGCAGATGCACCACAAAATGGTAAACTACAAATACTAGGATCCGCTTCAGGTCAATTTGCTCATATAGATTACCAACCAGAAATTAAAGAACGAGATTTTTATGTATTTCCCTATGACATGAGACATTGTGTATACCCCTTTAATGGACCAGGATGGAGAAGAACACTTGCTGCAAATATGGACGTAGAATATAACCCAATAAAAAATAGAGGAGTGAGTTAATGTACGAAAATAGACATATCACAGAACCTAAATGGAAGAGTTGGATAGTGCAAACAACAACACCATTGTTCACACCCGATCAATGTAGACAGATTATAGAATGTGGAAGAAGACAACCACCACAAAAAGCACAAGTTGGTATGGGTAAACCAGGTGGAGGAACAGATACAAAGAAAAGAGTTACAACGATATCATGGATACCATTTAAAGAGATGGGACACATGTATCGTGATCTTAATAACTTTATACAAAAGGCAAATGAAAATCATTTTGGGTTTGGAGATATACAGGTTACAGAGAACGCACAATTTACAGAATATCCAGAGGGAGGGTTCTATGATTGGCATATGGATTGTGATGTAAACATGGCTCACGAACCACCTGTTAGAAAAATATCAATGACATTACTATTAAATGATCCATCAGAGTTTGAGGGTGGTGATTTAGAGTTAATGGCACCAGGTAAATTTGCAGAATTAAAACAAGGACACGCAATTGTATTTGCATCTTTTTTAAATCACAGAGTTAATCCTGTTAAACGAGGGGTTAGACAATCTCTTGTTGTTTGGTTTGGGGGTAAACCTTTTAGATGATTAAAGAACACTATTTTCCTACCAGATTATATGGTAAAGACGTAAAATTAGATAATTCACTTTTTGCTAATGAAATAGTTGAATGGTCTAAGAGAGATCCAGGTCTAAAGAAAACAAATTGTAATGGTTGGCACTCCACAACTGAAATGCATAAGATGCCTGTGTTTCAACCTTTAGTAAATGAGTTGTTTGTAATGATGAATGACATATGGAAAGAAGAATGGTTGGAACATGAACCTTTGTTAGGTAATATGTGGGCCAATATAAATCCACCAGATGGATATAATAGACCACACATACATCCTAATTGTATATTTAGTGGTGTATACTATATAAAAGCTCCAAAAAATTCTGGTAAATTAGTTTGTAATGACCCAAGACCAGGAGAACACTTACACATGCCCGTGCGCAAACAGGGTAGACCACCTAAAGATTTGTGGAGAGATTGTCATATAGAACCTGTTGAAGGTAGAATAATTATATTTCCCGCATGGTTGTGGCATTGTGTTGAACCAAACAAATCAAATGAGTTAAGAATATCAGCAAGTTTTAATTTTATACAAAAAGGTTTTTAATGGTAGAATTTAATAAGTATCATGTAATTAAAGGTGCACTTAGCTATGAGTTATCTAATTTTATATTTAACTATTTCTTACTTAAACGAGACGCTGTTCATTTTATGTATAAAAATAATATTACTTATGACAATGGTATGTTTGGCACTTGGACAGATAAACAAATACCTAACACTTATTCTCATTATGCTGATCCTGTAATGGAAACATTATTAGTTAAAATGCTACCCATAATGGCTAAAGAAACAGGACTAGAATTAATACCTACATATTCTTACTCAAGAATATACAAAAAAGGAGATATTTTAAAACGTCATAAAGATAGACCTTCTTGTGAAATATCCACTACTCTTAATCTAGGCGGAGATCCCTGGCCCATATTTATCGACGGTACGGGGGCTGACAGCGTCATAGACGAGTATAACAACATCCATAAGCCCAATGCACCATCCGGAACAAAAGTCTTACTAGAAGTAGGGGATATGTTAGTATATAGCGGATGTGACTTAGAGCATTGGCGCGAACCATTTCAAGGAAATGTTTGTGGACAAGTATTTCTTCACTACAACCATGTAAATGGCCCATTTGCTGATAAGAACAAGTTTGACGGAAGACCAATGCTAGGACTTCCATCATTTGTTAAGTCATAATATAATAGTTTTATGCTACGAAAAGTAAATTTTACTCCTGGATATAATAAACAATTAACTCCTTCAGGTGTTGAAGGCGGTTGGATTGGTGGAGATTATACGAGGTTTAGATATGGTTTACCCGAAAAGATAGGTGGTTGGGAAGAAAGTCAAACAAACACGCTTCCCGGCGCTGGTCGTAAAATATTCTCATGGTTTGATACTCAAGGAAATAGATGGACTGCCGTAGGCACAAATCAAATACTAGCAGTATGGTTTGAAGGAGAGTTTCATGACATTACCCCATTAGACTCATCTTTAAATCAATCAGGAGTCACTATTACTACTACCAATAATTCTGATGATGCTACTTTAAATTTTAGTAGTGCACATAATTTAGAAGATGGTATGGTTATTATGTTAACATCCGTAACAATGCCAGGTTCAGGAACAAGTATTACATCTGGCGCTTTAGAAAAGCAAAAATTTGAAGTATTAACAACACCTACTGGTACAACTGTTACTATTAAATTACCTTCTAACGAAACTGGAGCAGGTATCACAGCTGGTGGATCCATGACGGTGGAACCTTATTATCGTATAGGTAATTCTACTCAAACATATGGATATGGATGGGGAACTAGCTCCTGGGGTAATGGAGGTTGGGGAGATGCTTCTACATCTACACAAGTAATTTTACAACCAGGACAATGGCAATTAGATAACTTTGGTTCTTTATTGTTAGCAACTATAAGAGGTGGAAAAACTTTTCAATGGGATCCAGAAAATGTTGACGTTCCCACTGCTGTAGCTACACGAGCCACGGTGGTATCTAATGCACCTACTGCATCAGAAACTATGATTGTATCTGAAAAAGATAGACACGTTATTTTATTTGGAACTGAAACCACTATAGGAACTACAACTACTCAAGATAAAATGTTTATTAGATTCTCTGATCAAGAAGATAGAAATGATTGGGTTCCTACATCTACTAACACAGCTGGAACTATGAGACTATCTTCAGGTTCTGAAATAAGGGCAGCTATTCAAGGAAGAGACTTTGTATTTGTTTTAACGGATAAAGCTGCGTATGTAATGCAATTCGTTGGACCACCTTTTACTTTTTCTGTTAGACAAGTAGGTACCAACTGTGGAACCATAGGGCATAATGCGGTAGCGTTTGCCGATGGTAAAGTTTTTTGGATGGGTGATGCGGGTGGTTTCTTTATGTTTGATGGTACTGTTAAAAATTTAACATGTAATGTAGAAGACTATGTGTTTCAAGATATTAATTATACTTCAGGTCAAATTGTGGCAGCAGGCGTAAATAACTTGTTTAGTGAAATAACTTGGTTTTATCCTACAGAAAGTAGTTCAGTAATAGATAGATATGTTTCATTTAATTTTGCCGAAAGCGCAGCAATGCCTGGAGGAGTTTGGACTACAGGAAGTTTAGCAAGAACGGGATGGGTAGATGCCGATGTACAACCTAAACCTTATGCTACTGAATATATTTCAAATACACAAACTTCTGATACTCCTTTAATATATGGAAACACACAGGGTATTACTAAAATGTATAAGCATGAAACTGGAAACAATGCGGTGACAGCTACCGGAACATCTACGGCTATTGCAGCCCACATTCAATCAGGAGATTTTGATTTAGATGTAGATGGTGATGGAGAATATATTATGAAGATTAGAAGATTTATTCCTGATTTTAAAACCTTAACAGGTACTGCAAAAATTTCTTTAAACTTAAAAGACTATCCAGCAGATAGCGAAACAGCTTCGGGATTAAGCCCGGTTTCTATTACTTCAACAACTACAAAAGTAGACATGCGAGCTAGAGCAAGATTAATTAATTTAAAAGTAGAGAATGATGGCAAGAATGAGACTTGGAGATTTGGAACTTTTAGAGCAGATATACAACCAGATGGAAGAAGATAATGGCTAAAGTAACTGTACAATTTCAAGAACCTACAGATGAATATGATCCATCGAATCAAAGACAAATTAAATTTAAAATGGAAGAACTTAAAACGCAACTAAATACATCATATCAAAGAACAATTGAAAATGATTCACAAGCGTTTCAATGGTTTAATGTAACTTATGGCTAAGAAAAAAAGTTTGTTTGGGGTTAATACTTATGTTAAAAAGAGTAAGAAAAAAATTAAAAGACATAAAAAACGTCTCTCAAAATCGGAGAAGCGTTCGTATAAAAAATATAGAGGACAAGGTAGATAATGGCAATACAATATAAGAACGCAAGATTTAGTTTAACAGGAACAGCCCAAACTACCGTCTTAACTTTAAGTGTTAGTTCAAGAGCTATTTTACAAAATATTCAAACTGAAAATGTTAGTAGTGGAACAACTACAGTTACTGCACATGTTTATGATGCTAGTGCAACAAGTACATCCCAAATTACCACTACAAAAATAAGCACTATGGCTACAGTAAATTTAGCTAAAGGACCTATAGTTTTAGAAGAAAGTGATGCCTTGAAATTAAAGGCAGGCACTGGTAATGTAATAAAAGGAATGATCTCTTACGCATTATTAACAGGGGATCAAGGAACGGCATAATGACAGACCCAATTAAAGTACCTGCAAAGGTCAAAGAAATAGTAAAGAATAAAAGAACCGGCAAGGTTTACGCTGATAAAGCAGAATTTGATGCTGATGTAGCTAATCCTGGGACTGATACTGTTTCAGATGATTTTAGACAGGATATAGAAATAACAGTTGCATCTTTGGAAGTATTTGGTAAAACCAAATAATGCAGCCATACGGTGGAACCGAAATTCAATTAGATTATCTTAAAAAGTATTGTCCTACTCATTGGGACTCTGT